AACATATATCCATAAGTCCTATTTATAGTACTTTAATATTTTAGTACAATTTATCATGATACAAAACTACATGCAATAATGACATTTTGCACGTTGCAACGACTAAAAAACTTGCAACAAATAGTACTTGTGTTGCCCATATAGGTATGTTATACTTGTATCATAGCAAAGGGAAAGAAAAACAAAAAGCCCATTGTTACAATAATTATTAAAGTGAGGTATTTTATTATGACTAACTGGAAAATCGAAAAAACTATCAACTCCGACAACACCGAAACTATTACTATTACTCGCCCCATTGATGACAAGCCCAAAAGCACCGCGTGCGTTAGCCGTACTGTTAAGGCTGGCACGGTTGCCCGCGTAAAATATGCACGTTTCAACGATGATTTTTCCGTTGAATCCGGTGAGATGGTAAAACAATTTGACGGCGTCCTGGATGTTGAAAAAGTTGAAAAGGCCTTGCACAATGTGGAGCCTTGCACAAAATGGCAGATTCTGGACGTCCAGCCCAAAGAGGAAAATACCCTTGGAATTCCGCGCGATGTATTCAACGCCGTTGCGGTACCTATTGAGCGCCCATTAAGTCAGCAGTAAAATTTTAACGTTCCGCCGGGTTTATCATAAAAGCCCGGTTCCATATGGCATAAAGCCAGAATAAATTAAAGTGAGGTAAACAAAAATGAAAATGCAGCTTGTTACAATCAGAAGAACAATTGATAGCATAGGAGAGCACATTTCAATCAGCTGCGAAAAAGGCAATAAATTTAAAAGTCTTGCTGCCGTGTTTTCAAGTGTTTATTCAAATGGTTTTTACGGGTGTAGCTATCAGCCGGACGGTAACTTCATCGAATCTGGCAAAGATCAAACATTTGATGACTTTGTAAAGGCGGTGTTTCAAAAATGATTTACAATACACGTAGGGAATTAGCAGACGCCGTTATAAGTGAATACAACCGCGCCGCAAAAGGTCAGGCGGAACAACTTTATTGTTGTAAGGCATGGGTTTTTATGCCTGACAACTCAGATTTTTTGATATTGCAAAGCTACTCTACTATTGTGGCAGCTTTTCAGCGTACAACCGGCATTTTGTGGGTATTTGGCTTTTATAGTAATACAACCGCCCAGCACATTGCAAAATTTAAGAATTGGATACGGTACGGATTTCAAACCGGTTGGAATTACCCCAAAAAAGTCAATTTATACAATGATTCCAGAACCGGCAAGCGCGCCGCCCAAAAAAATTTTGATGATGACTTTGCAAGCGTTATTGCCGCAGCATTAAATCAGCACTGATCCAAAAATAAAAATATGCGCCGCTGTTAATAGCAGCGCATTTTTTATACAAATTTTTAGTTAGAACTATTTACTATTAAGTATAAATAACTAGCAATAGTTAAGCCTAACTGCTAACCTGTGAAATTCTTAACGCACTTCATCGCATTAAAGCGCTAAAGCGTTCGTCCGTTAAGGAAATAGTGAACAGGGGCATTAACCTTAATACAAACCCTGCCGCGCCAACCACCGGGGGTGTTACAAGAAGCCTAAAAATAAATCGGGGGTTCAATTTATTAAATCTATAAAACCCCTCTCCCTCTTCATCATTTCTTAAGAAAGTAGGCGAAAACTTATGATTACAATAAAAGACCTTGCTCCATTAGATGATATGCAACTAGAATCATGGAGAAATGCCTTGAAGAATTTTGATAAAGAAACGATGAAGGATTTATATATTTTCTGTCAAGATTTCTTTGTTTGGCCATGTCGTAAGCATCATCTAGGAGAAACTTGCGATAGTTGTGCAGACCATGATTTTTGTCTAAGGTGTAAACTTACAATTGCAGAAGTAAAGCATGAGCTAATAAAAAGGAGCTTTTTGAAATGACAATCCATGATATTCTATGTAGTTGTGGTTCTGTTCACGCTGAAACGACTATATACATTATAGAATCAGGCACAATTAAAAAGATATGTCAGTTTAAGAATTTAGAATCAAGGTATGAGAAGCTTCAATTCAAATTCTTCACCATTACTAGTTTACATACTAACACATTTTTATCTTATTCACTAGCTTTTAAGTTTTATGTATAAGAAGGTGATACAATGCGACTTTCCGAACTTATAGGTACATGCGGCAATATAGGGTCATCAACGTATATAGAAGTAAAACTTAATGACCATATTAGATTTGCAGGCTATGTTAAAGATATGCCTTATGTGCTTAATTATTATAACGTATGGTATTTTGAATATATTGAAAAAGATAAGTTTGAAATAGTGTTATGTTAGGAGCTGATACAATGCGTTATGATGTTCCCATTCATCCCATTCCCATAGGCTCAATCATTAAATACAATGTAAGAGAATATGGTTATTTCTATGGAGATGGACAAGAGAAAAGAGCAATTACCATTGCTAAAATTGGTAAGGTTATTGACATTATAGAGCATGATGGCAGAGTAGTTTATTATTCTGTAGCACCAAGTTCTAATTGTACATTTAATCAATACTTTGTAGGCGATTACCTAGATTCTGTTTGGCCTGAAAACGTGGAGGGTGTTTATTATGACAATTAAAGACCTAGATACAGAAACCCTTACCCTACTTAATAAACTATGCGATAACTGGTACATTAAAGCCTGTCCCTCATGGCTAATACACTTCATGGATAAGGATTGCCAAGATTGTCAGCTTAGAGAATTGTGTTATCTGCTTGACCGTTATGATAATGACATTAGAAAAGAGTTAGCTTTACGAAAGCAGGAGTAACATTATGGCAAAGAACAAAGAGTTTAAGCGCCAAGCCGAAGCAACCAGGTTACTGGAAAAGATAGGTGCAACAAGGCGTAAATCCAGAAAAGCTGGTATAACCGTAACAGGTGAGCTTAAAGAAAGTCTTAGAGGTAGGCAATCTACTGATGTTGCTAATGCTCTGAAATTTACTGCTAATACTGCTCTTGACGAAGCTGAAGAATTGTATAATGACCTTATTGACACAGCTGATAATATTGATGATAAAACAACACAAAAGATGATGCAAGAGTATCTATCTAAATATTCGGAGCACATTCATTCCTTACATAAATCAGTTAAAAGTAGTTACAGGTCATTGAGAGTAGCTAATCGTCTTGAGGATGTATTTAATTATAGTGATGCAGCATATAAGATTCTTAAAAATCCAGATGCTTATTTTGGTAAAAAGAAATGGGGAGCAATTTCTGGTATACTTAATAATCTTATGGGCACATATAGTAGGGATATTCCCCCAGATGATTTGAAAAGATTATGTGTATTAGGTCAAAAGTTAGGACTAGACACTTTAGTAGACATAGACAGAGCTTATGCAGAATATGATAATCTGCTAAGAAATTCTGACCAGATTAGTAAAGTGCTAGTTGATGCAAGTGATAAACTTAGGTCTATTACACAGGGCAATGAAAATTTTATAAAGTGGCATAAAAAAACTTATGATGAATTTGTAGAACTTGCATCTAAGTATAGTTTGTGGTAACATTCATGAATGAAAGAAGGTGGTGCTGTATGTGAGAAAGCGCAATGAGCATAAGTATTCAACTATCATATATTGTTATGATATTGAAACATCATCCTTGATATATGGTGAGGATGAACTTAAAGAGCATCTGCAAAGCACTTATCTTCATGGCCTAGCTTCATTTGCTTATCGTCCTATACCTCATGCACCATTTAGTGACTTTGAGAATGAAATGGATTATAATTTCTTTAGAACTTATGATTCAATTTCTTCCGAATTTGAGAGGATTAACGAGGATGCTAAGAATAATGATGTATATGTTAAAATCTTCGTGCATAACTTAAGCTATGAATTTGAAGCAATGATGCGTAATATAAATTTCTGCATTAAAAACTTTAATCCTAAACGTTTCATTGCAGTTGCTCCTCACCAGCCATTAGTAGCAGCTTTTGACCGGCTTGAATTCTATGACAGCTTCAAGATTCTTTCATGTAAAAGCCTTGAGCTTATCGGTACAGAGCTTGGAGTTCCTAAACTTAAAGAAGTTAAAGGTGGTTACGACCAAAAATATTATTGGTGGTCAGATTTACCTGATTCTGAATACATTTATAATGAACGTGATTGCAAGCTTGTTTTGTATGCACTATGCAGATATATGGCGAATTTCACCAAAGTTGATAATGTATCAGATATAGGAGTATCTAATACATCAATGATTAAGCGTGAAACAAGGCTTAACAGAAATATTGCTACCGATAAAGAAGTTCACACTGCGCAATTCACAGCGGCGATAGAACTTAAGAATAATGAACCATTTATGAAGTTCTTTCAAGACTGTCTTGCAGGTGGTTATACTCATGCTAATCCTTATGCGGTAGGTAAAATATTTAAGGATGTCTGGTGTTTTGATGCAAGTTCTATGCACCCGTCAGCAATGTATGGTAGGCGATTTCCTTACAAGTGGAGAAAGGAGGTTAATCCTAATGAATGTTACCAAAATTTCCAGTCTGCAAACTATGAGTTCTTATCTGGCTGCGAAAGCGGCGCTAACTCAGGGTTCTTCGATTATCCCGACCAGCGGATTAAGTTATATGGATGTAAAGATGTTAAATTCTATTCAGTCCTCCAAGCAGCATACCGCGAATCAATCTTATTTGAAAGGCCAATAAAATATAACTTTATGGCTAATGTTACCTTTTATAATATTAACGCTAAGGATTTTGGTAACTGTATTTACAGTTATATCAGCACATCAAAATGCACTAATGTTAAAAATGGTAACTTCGACAATGGTAAAGTAGTCAAAGCAGATGAACTTACATTTCATGGCTGTGATATTGACTTTATGTTGATTCAAATGCTTTATGATTATAGTAGTTCAGAATGTGATGAACTTTATTATGCAACAGCCCATAAGTTTATTAACAAGCCTTTACGGAATACAGTTAAATATTATGCACGCCAGAAAACTGGATTCAAAAAGCTTGAGCATAAAGTTGCTGACCATGTAGAAACGCTAAATGATTTTACATTTGAGGGATTGAAGCTTTATGATGATTCTGTAGCACAAGAAATTATGAATACCCATAACAAAGATTTAGTCCATTTCGCCTTAATGGCAAGCAAAGGCGGATTGAATGGTCAGTATGGATGTTCAGCTATGAAACCATTACGACAGGAAGTTGGCGTACAGGGGGATGGTGATAAATTTGAATGGATTCCAACTGGGGTTAAGTTTCTTAAGTCCAGAAATTCCCTAAATATTTTCACAGATGGTTTATATACAGTTGCTTACAGTAGATTGCACCTTATTTGTTTCATGCTTTATCTAGTATTAAGCCAAGGCATTGAACCTCTTTACCATGATACGGACAGCGGCTATTTTGTTGGTTATAACGAAGATGTTCAAAAGGCCGTTGATAGATTTAATGAAAATATTCTCAATAACAGTGAGAATAAAGATTGTTATAATTTTGGTATTATGGACTTTGATGGTCACTATGAAGATTTTGTAACATGGGGAAGTAAATGCTATTGTGCAACATACTTAGATGCAGATAAACACTTAAAAGTTAAGGCTACTGTAGCAGGTGCAAGCAAGAAACAGCTTTCTGAATTGTTTACACAAATAGTAAACGATGAAGATTTTGAGTACCTAGTACAAGAATATTTTCGTCCTAATATCAGTTATGATGAATCCATAAACAAGAAGCTTATTCGTAAAACTCCAGGAACACATATTATAGGAGATTTTACAGATGATAATGGAGAAACAGACCACCTAGACGAATATTCTGTAACTGTGCTAGAACCTTGCGGTTACACCTTACGCTCAACAAATAGTCCTGTTAATAGAATGTATTATTCATTCTGTTATTCATTGCGTGGAGAATCTTATATAGATTATTTGCCTGAAGTTGTTAGCATAGACCATGACGAAAATGATAAAGAACTTTATGGAACTTATCATAAGGTGCAATCTGACAAAGAATATGCTATGTTAATTGATGGCAACCCTGCAAGTATATTCCAGTGGGAATGGAGTGATAGGAGATGATTTAATGAAAGAAAAAGATTCTTACAGAATCAGTAGAAGAGCTACATGTCCTTATTATATTTCTCATACAACAAATTACATTCGTTGTGAGGGTATGAGAGTGTCACGCCAAGAGTACAACCTTAAAACCGATTGTTGCGGCCAGTATAAAAGCTGTCCTCAATATAAATTTCTTACTTACTATTACAACAAAAAGGAGAACTAATTATGTACACTAACAAGAAAGCATCTGCAAAGTCCACCAATTCTGCTAAGTCCGCTTCTTCTGTCATTACTGACATTCGTATTTCCCCTATTAACAACAAAAAGTCTAATTGCTGCGCTATGGTTTCTATCACACTTGCAAATGTGTTCTGCATTTCTGGTATTAAGATTATGGATGGAAGCAAAGGTCTGTTTGTTGCAATGCCCAGTGCAAAGAATAAGAAAGATGAATGGCATGATATTTGCTACCCTATTACTAAGGAATTCCGTAAAGTTATGAGCGATTCTATTCTTAACGCATTTGATTCCTTGCAGGAAGATGAAGATGAAGATGATGAAAGTGAGGATGATTGACAAGCTCCCCAATGAATTGCCGCCTGATATTGACGATGATTTGCCATTCTAAATAGAAAAGCACCCCTAAGTGGATAACCACCTAGGGGTGTTTGTTATTTAGCTAATATTAGGACGAAGAACCTTAATAGCAGTCATGCTATTGTTGTTATCCCAACGAGGATAATCCATAGGAGTTCCATCTTCATTTCTAATACGGTCAAGAATTACAGGAGAGTTACCATCCATAAATCCAGAAACCTGAACTGTGACAGCATAAGATGCAGGGCGTTTTAAATAAAGGATAATAGCATTTCCGTCATTAATATAATAAAGTTTATCCAAGTTGTCAACTACATCCCAAGTGACATTTCTGCCTGCACCAGCAGTAGCACCATAAATGGCCTTATTAAGCTGACGATTATCAACAGCACTAATTGCAAACAGGCCGCCAGATTCAGGGTTATTGCTAAGATAAACAGTAAAATCAATGTTGTTCCTATCCATAACACGGATAGAACCCTGTGAAGTAGAACCACCAGAAGGAACTGGAATAAATGCAAATGCCTTGTACTGTTCAGAGTCACCAGTTACAGATTGCCCAGCAATCGTATACTGTGTCTGGTTAGTAATAGCCAAGTCAATGCAACGATGTTCACCAGCTACACAGATATACTGCCCACGCTTTTCAGCGTCAGTACCAAAGACATATTCACGCTTTGTATAAATGTAAACATCGTCAAGCTTACATACAGCATTAGTAACAGGATAAGTACCGATTGACTGAACAGTAGTGCTAACCTTAGCAGAACGATTGATAATGCCGCCATTCACAATAAACTGAGGATTAGGACTAGTACCAATCAAAGCAATAGCTGCATAACCAGTTTCAGTAGTAGCAGTTCCGTCATTACAGGTATAAATCATATTGTTAATGTAAGCCGCTGCTTTACCCGGCCCGTCGAATACAAAACCATATTTGCAAGTATCTGCATAGAAGTTAGTAACATGAATATCATTGTTGCTAACCTTACAAGCGATTGAGTTATTCCACCAAGTATTGGCATCAGTACCACCTGTACCACCAGAGGGAATACCATGATAGCTAGTCCAGTTGCATCCATACACATCAGTACGGCAGTCAAAACCAACCTGACATACCATATTAACAAGGTTATTACATTCGCAATCAGGAGCTTTATTTCCCCAGAAGAACGCAACAGAACCAGTCCAGCGTTCCACAGGAGTATTATCGCTGAATCCCCATACCATTATATTATCCATGTAACAGTAACGGTTCAGCGTACTATTACTGGGCTGCAAGTAAACACCATAGGATTTAACCTTATTGATACTTACATTGTAAATGTTGTTATCAGTGTATTTATTGGTAGTAAATACAATGCCACCAATCATACCACTACAGGTAATGTCCAGATTAGCAATAACAATGTTACCAGTTACGTCATCACCAGATACGGTAATAACACCCTGACTACCAAATGCAGTCGGACTAGCAGTATACTGTAAAATAGTATCACTTGTGCCACGCGCAGGGTCACGAGAAGAACCAGCGCCATACAGGCTATGTTTAAGCTGCAAAGGTGCGCTTACCTTATAAGTACCAGCAGGAATAAACAGAGGTTCGTCTTTGGTGTGAGTGTTAATAATAGCGGTAATATCATCAGTGCCATCTTTTTTCAGCGTCTGGTATTTTTCAATGCTAACAGGGGATGGCTCAACGAAACTAGGAATTTTACCAGTGCGACTTACAAGGAACTTAGTGCTATCGTTATTAAGTCCAGTGCGCATAGTAACATAGCTATAATTATCATCAATATTAGTGGGGTCTAGCGTTTTGAACTGTGGGGTTCCAGAAATAGACACAGGAATATTGCGGGCAGGTGTACCAATTCCAATGTTGCTGCCATTTGCATTAAACACCGTGAAATCGTCTTGCTTAATATTAAGTGCGCCACCAACATTTAATATCAAATTCCCATCAGCAGTCTGATTCATATTCCCACTAACTGTCTGGTCAAGATTGCCAACAGTGTCTTTGTCAATCTTCTTAGACGTTTCAGTGCGTCCCTCAGTGTCTTTAATATCATAACTGTTATCGTCAATTTTAAATTTGTCTACATAAGCCATGATGAAACCCCCTATTAAGTAACGTCATGAGTTCCAGTTGTAATACTAATAGTTTCGGTATTTGCTACATAACCAACTTCGACACGAGAAAGTTTTTCAAGCTCTAATACTTTATTCAGAGCATTACTAGCGTTAGTACTAGCAGTACTTGCAGTAGTACGAGCACTAGCATCTTTTACCTCAATGGTTTGACCACCAATATCAAACTTCGAAACAAATTGCTCAGCCATAGTTACACCTCTTATTTACCAACAATTTTAATAGTTTCCACAGGAGCATCATAGATATGAATATCTCCACCAGTAACGATAGTACCATTATTAGGATTAAAGAACCCAAAAGAGATAGAAGTATCATCTGCATTATACTTGGCAACTTTTAGCGACAAAATATAATGCAAACGTTCAGCAACACTTGTCTTAGCGTAGTTAGTGCCTTCGATGTATCGAGTACCTGCATCCATAGGCTTAAGAATAACACACAAATCATTATCAAGCCAAACAAGGTCGTTAATATTGCGATTAGCACTTGCAGTAGTTTTCAGCTTTTCATCAACAGGAGTGATAGCAAGTTTAACACTTCCCCACAATTCAGAAAAATTGCCAATCTTAGTCCAATAATCTTCATTGTCAATATCAATGCCAATAGGTACAGGCTGTGTGCTCAAATATCCATCACCGTTGACAGTGACAACAACTGTGTTGCGAGGATACTGTTTGGTAATATCCCATTGAATAGGGTCTGCATAACTAATAGAACTGGTTTCAATATACTGTTGCATTACCTCGATAACCTTAGATACCATTTCATAGTAACTAATGCTATCGTCATAGGCAACAGGAATTACAGAACGGAAAAGTTTGTCCAAAGGATTGTACTTCAAACCTAATCACCTCTTTACCATAAACGCATAAACAAAACTTCCATATCTCTATATAAACAATTATAGATATTCGTGTTTTCTTTCATATAATCGTTCATAATAGATACAAGAGAGCGACCACGATAACCTTTTTCTACATGGTCAAGAATGCGATGTTCATTGCCATCACGATTTTCTTTTGTGTTGTTTTTATCATCCTGAGTGGTATTGCTATTACTGCTGGAATTAGCATTAGAGTTAAAATCATTGGAAGAACTTGCTTTACTATGGTCGGCATCCGACATATACTTACCAGCAAGAAAATTATCAAGACTACCCTGCGGAGTATCAGTATGAGTATTGGTATTCTCTCCATTGCTGTTAGAATTGGAAGTATAATTGGAATTATTGGTGCCGTCAATATTGACCTTACTATTCTTGGTTCTATCCTCTGTATTCACATCATGATGTTCAGTATTTTCATCACTGGTAATGGAAAAGTCATCAGTTAAGAACATTTCATACTGTTTATCAAGCGCTTCAAAGAGTGGATTGTAATAAGGCATATGGCTGTTCATCCAGTCATCTAGACGCAGCTGCCAAAGGCCAAAGGTTTCAGAGCCAATTTCATTTGTATAGAAATGCTTAAGAATATTGGTTTCAAGCTCTTTTCGTTTATTCTCATTCCAGATAGGATAATTAAAATTAAAGATTTTAGGACGCGCACGCTCAATAATTTCTGAATAAGAAACATTGGTGTAAGGTTCAACAATACCTGCTTTTGATTCACAGATAAAGCGCACTTGAGTTGTGTACTTACTCATTATCCCCACCATCCTCTCGTCCTTCCATAATCTTAGTTAATTCAAGCTGGGAACGCATAGATACGGAGATATTAGTATTAAAGAGCCTGTTATAATCCTTACAGAATTTTTGACGAGAGTACAATGGAGAAAGACGGTCTGCTTCTACCTGACCTAAGGTCATCTGAACTTCAGTAGTAAACTGCCGCTCTGCTTTCATATTGTAGTTACTCTCAATACCTAAATAGGTAAGAGCTTCCGCAAGGGTCTCTTTTTTCTGCTGCTCTAGCTGTAGGCCAATGTATTGAACGCCTAAATCAAGAACACCCATCATGTTCTTAATATCATCAGTAGAGGGATTGCCTTTAACGTACAGCCAAGGGTCATACTTATCTTGCTGATACACCATATTCTGTACAGAAAGTTTTGTATTCTCATTTGCATAAGCAATTCGTGGAGTTTTCTGTGCAGCAAGATTTAAGTCAATCGTTCTGTCTATATTGGTAAGACGTTGTGCAAACTGTTTAATGATAATAACATCAGGAGAGCGGCGCATATTACACCAGAGATAAGCACAGTTTTCTTTACTAAGACCAGTTTTTTGATAGTTAGAATTGTAGCCATAGGCACGCACATATTTAGGGTCGCCAATAATATCAAAGTTATCACTAGGCATAGCAGGAAGAATCAAGTTACCCATAACAGGGTCATGATAACCAGCCATTAAAGGTTGCCAGAACAAGAACTGTTCAATAAATCGTTCATCCAAAAAAGGAGAATCTTCGAGCCCTTCCCATTTGAATCTTGCAAGTGCTACATCATAAAGACGATTAAACCAGTTAGAATAAGTTGCTCTAGTTAAGTCATAGGAATCAATCCAAGGTGGCTGCGGTTTTTGTGAACGTTTACTCATTTACTCACCTACTTCTGGAATACGTTTAGTAATAGGATTGTCAAGTGTATAGTTACCAACTTTACGTGGGTCATGCCAGAACGTTACACCATGGTTAAATACAGCAGCGATAGTTTCGGCAGCTTCTGGTGGAATTTCACCAAGGCAAATAAAGTTTGCAGTCTTAACATAGTTCCAATTTAATCTGCTATCAATATTAGGAGTTTGAACCTCATGAATTGGATAACCATACATAGACCAATAGTTATCAATAATCTTAGCAAATTCTGCTGTGATTTGACGATAACTAACGCGTACTACAGGCCCTGCACAATCAGTTCCTGGGAGATTATTATCATTCAGAACCTCAGTATAAACAAAATATGGACTGACAGAACCGTGATTCTGGGGTGGCAATCTATCCATATCAATACGCTGCGCCAAAACATTAGCGACATTGAAACCTTGGTCAACAAATCCCTCAATAGCATTAACACTTTGACTGGGATAAACTGTCTTATTTTTCTTTGCTGCTTTAGCCATTGCGCTTTTGTCACTTGCAACAGCAGGAACAATATTTAACGCACTAAAAGCAGTATTCACAAACATACCTGCATTTTGAACGGCAAGAGAGCTTGCATTTTGCGCAAGATATACCTTATAAATATCTGTGTTATAAGAACACATAGGCCAGTTGCTTAATGCAAATACATCTTCGGTATTAGCACCAACCACGCCAGCATAATCATAAGGTGCAAAAAGTGCAGTCGTTTGACCACCACGCGACATAACTTCATAACCAATGTTGATGGAACCTTTTAATTGATTTCTTAACTCAAATTTGTACACATGGTTATCACCCTGACTTGAGTAAAACCTAAGGTAATTATAGGGATATGTAAAAAGCTTATTATTCTTAGGAACATATCCATCAATATTCTTAGGCAGTTCATAAGTTTTATCATATTTACCACTATCAGCAATCTTGGGAACCATGTAAATTCCTAGAATTCCATCAGGTGCCTGACCACCTTTTACAGCAGCAGTGATAAAGTCATTAGCAGCTTTTACAGAATCAAAATAATTTTCTTTAGATGCGGCATAGATACCATAAGCTTTATTACCTTGTGCTGGTTGAGAGCTATCCCCAGTTCCATCGAATGTAGTCACAATACAAATTTGCTTATCAAAATCAATGTTTTTAATAAGTTTATCAATATAGGGGCCAGTATCAAAACTTTCGGGAACCAAATTCTTACCAAATGTATCATCGTTTACGTGAGAACGCTCAATAAAGCAAGCTTGTAATACAACTTGATTAAACCAAGTTTGCATAACATCTACCGTAAAATAAATTCTACTGGTTTCGTTTGCAACATATTCTACCCTATCAATAAATGCGTAATACCATTTATTAGAAAAGTCAGCGTTCTGAAATACAATATAATTACACGGCTCAATCGTTTCAGCATTAACACCAACAGAGAGATAACTCTCTAAACGCTGATATGTGTAATTGGTAAGATGAAGAACGGATTTGGAAGTAAAATAAGCAAAACGAGAAGAATCAGACTGAAACCTAAGCACATGATTATAGGTGTTATCTGTAGGGATACCCTTACAGATATAAAGTTGCATATTAGGCAATTTGCGTTTTCCATTCCTTTCAAAATCTGTAGGGTGGTTTACACATCATCCAAATAGGAAGTTTGCGTTTAACTGTAGGAGTAGGGCCGGGGCCAGGTGGTGTTGGTGGATTTGTAGCATCCCATTCAACATCCCATGTACCTACTTTATTAGGAATACCAAGAATAGCAGAGGGGTCAGTTCTATAAGCTGTGCCATAACCACCTATCCAATATTCCCAGTGCGTATGAATACCGCTGGCGTTACCTGTTTGTCCTTGCTCTCCAATATATTGACCGCGAGTAATTGTTTCACCAACACTATGAATCTGACTAACAAAATGAGCTGCAAGCCAATAGTTATTATCGCTCATTTTAACTACAATGTAGTTGCCCCAAGAATCATTACCAGTCGTACCACCTTGCCAAGTATGGGCTGTTTCAACCGTACCTGCCATTGGTGCATAAGATTGATGATTTGTGTGTACTGTGTCAATACCGCCATGAACTGAACCGTCAGGATAATGTGGATAACCTGCTGAAACTCTGATTGTGCTTTGGTCAGTGATACATTGTTTGTAAACTGCCATATAAGCAACGCGTGATATCGTATGCGCGCCCCACGTCTTAGGAGGAAAAGCCTATTAGCTTAAGAAAATGTCAATTATCAAGCTTTAGTAGTGAACTGCACAGCGTTAGCAAACGGAGATGCAGAATAGATACGCCAGATATGGTGGAAGTAATTCCAATCCAGAGTAGAGCCAAGGTCAGTTTCGCGCATGGTGTTCAGCTTAGTATAAATCTGGAAGAAATCACGGTCAACCATAAGCGCCTGAATAGCGGCCATATCTTCATCGTCAGGCGCAACGTGAGTATAGGTCTTATCACCACCAGTTGCAATGGTAACAGCACCAGAACCAGAGGGGTCATTACCAGTAAGCAGGTGTTCCAGACGTTCCACTTCATACTTGTTAAGAGCAAAACTGTCAACTTCCAGACGATGCCCCATAAAGTCTGCCTTATCCATGTTAAATGCGCTTGCCAGAACATCAACATCAATAGAAGCAGAAATGTCAACAGGAACAATGGTGTACAGACGTTCAGCCGGAGTATTCATAGGAATACCAGCAGCGTTATATTCCTTAGAAATAAACTTCATCTTGCCATAAATCTGGCGGAACTTCTTAACCAGGGTCTTACCGGAAGCTTCATCAGTAACAGCAGCAACAGTTACCTTCTTGAGCTTATTGTTCTTTACCAGCTGATACAGCAGGTACTTCTTCATGATAAAAGCATCCAGTTCAGCGGGCTTATAAATCTGGTCGATGATGTTCTGTACAAAGGCAGACAGGTTAGCTTCACTCATGAAAGCAGTTTCCAGTGCTTCACGGTTGACAGTTACCTTGTACTTAATACGAGAGTTCACAGCATGGTAAGCAGTATAAACCTCAGCAGGGTCGCTACCAAATTCAGCTTTCATAACTTCATCGTTAGTAGCGCGGTCAGCAGAGAAGTAAGGGGTTGCTTTCTGCATCATTACATAAATTTCCTGAACAGTAGCGCCAGTACCCAGAACACCCTTATCAAAAACCTGCCAAGGGTCTTCAAAAGAAATGTAACGCATAACTGTCAGGCCAATACGGTCAACCAGAGCATTACAGAAATAGTTTAAACGGGGTTCGTAAGAATTGATAAACGTCCATGCGGATTTAATAGATTCAGTAGTGTTTTCAATCTGAGGAGCGCCACCAAAAGTAGCATCACTACCAAATACAGCCTGAATAATACCAACAGCAGCAGAAGTAGCCATTATAGAATCATCCTTTCTTAATAGTTGCACTCAATGTCAAGAGTACCATCAATGATAAGTTTGCCTTTAGCGGCAGCGGTTAGAGTTACAACACCAGCGGAAGTGACAGTAGCACTAGAAATGGTGCCATCTGCAAGAACTACACGAAGACAAGGAATAGAATTGGTAACTACAAATTTACCATAGTCAGTTTTCATAACACGAGCCATTACTTCACTGGGAATTGTAAATGCGGTAGTATCGGAATCTTTGTCCTTATCAAGAGCGGTATGGATAACCAGAACATTAGATAGGGTACTCATATTCTGGTTGTGGAAAGAATAAGCCATAATAATTCGCCTCACACATCTTTTAATAAATACCATGTACAATACATTCTTCGAGTAGAACTGCGTGGTCTTTTGCTAGCAAAATAAATAAACCTATTATTATCTATACCAATATTCACACTAGTACTAGATGCACCTTCACCAAAATAGAAATCCTACAATTATTTGAATGTGTATATAGACGCTTATAAATCTCATATGGCACTTCGACAATGGGTTCATTAATTTCGCGCTCTGCCATATCAGTAATATGAACAAACAATATATTGCCGATAACAGTAAAATTCTGGTCACTATAACTAAATGGTCTTGACATTAAATCACCTCACTTAATATTTTGAGCAGAAAACGCACAATAAATACATATTATTTTCTCCCAAACATCTGTTTTACAAAAGCTTGTGCAGCTTCATCAACTGTAATACATTTATTGTCATGCTCCTGGTATTTGTCCTCTTCCTGTTTATCCTGATTCAGAAAAGAACGGACATAATCTTTGCGCAAATTATCATAAGCTTCACGCCAATTAGATGAACCTTCAGGGCAACCATTGGTAAACTGTTCTGCTTCATTGCGACATTCATCAAATTCATCTAAAACGCCAGCAATCAGAGTTCCTTGTTCATCAGGTTTAGCATCTACAAAACCACCGAGCATTACAGAAATTTCGTCACGTGTTTTCATTATTTATTACTCCGTTCATAAGTAAGTTTAAGATTCTCACAGAGGGCAATAATTGCTTGCATATCAACGCCGGTTGCGTGAATCTTAATAAAATCACCTTTAGTAGATTCTCTAGGGACAGAAGTATAACTACCAAGATGTTTCATAACATTAGAGGTTGCACAAATAAAATTACTGTCAAGCCAGTTCAAAGGATTAACACGACAATCATGATAAATTACTTCAAAATGAAGGTGTGCACCATAGCAATTACCAGTTGCGCCAGAATACCCAATAAGCTGACCCTCATAAACGTGTTGACCGTTTTTGACGAAACACTCTTTAAGGTGTGCATAGCGCGTTTCAAGCTTAGAACCATTATAATTGTTATGCCTAATTCTAACCATGTTGCCATAGGACTGCATCCCAGTTTTAGTTCTACCATCCCAGCTCTGTACCTGATTTACGACACCATCCTCGGCTGCATAAACGGGTGTAGATGGAGCAGCACGCAGGTCAATAGCATGATGTGCAGAACCGTTATTATAAGTCCAACCAGCTGTGATAATATGCTTCTCTAAAGGCCAGCAAAAAAGAACATCACCGTTTGATTTCCTCATTTTCTTCATCTCCTTTTAGTTTTTCTAGATAAGGCTTAAACAGAGCAGAAAGTTCAGGATTTACAGCACACATATTCTCCATAATGCTGATAAGTTCCATGATGCAAATATAAGTGACCGCAGCGCCTACAAGTGGAATTTGAATTCCAAGGTCAACATATTGCATAGCGTATTCAATACCATAAGAGCCTACAATAGCAAGAATCTCCATGCACTTGTGATAACCACCCTCACGCATGATAGATGAATTGTAAGAACCATCGTGCTTTGCTTTAATCAGCCCTGTAAGAATGTCAAATGCGATAAACCCAAGAACAATGACAAAGAGCATAAACTCAACTCCTAACATTATACACCTACAATCTTCAAAATGTCCATCAGGTATCGCCTAATTATTTCATCTTCACAGTACAAACCTCCCAACCGATATTGCTTAATTATATATAGTAACCAGTTAGGGCGTGGAGTGCGTGCAATCAAAATGGTATTATAATCATGGTCATCATTTGTCAATGCATAAATCACGCCGCTACCCGGACTGTATTTTCTGGAAAGATAACATTTACCAGTAGAGAAGTCTACCCACAAACCTAAATAATCATCATGAATCTTAAAACCAAATTGATATTTAGCTTCAGGAGATTTCTTAGCAATGCCAACTACACTATCTAGATAGAATTCATTGTGAACTGCATATTTACCAAACTTGCTGCCTTTCATTAAGCGGCCAAAGTCAGTTTTCTCTTTTGCTTCAATGTATTCTTCATTGTTAGCAATTTGAATTAAGACTAAGCCCTCTCTAGTTGTTGCAATTTGCTTTTTGTTAATCGGCTTTTTAATATCAAACTCTGTGAAATAGGGATTAGCCCATGTAACAGCGTTGCCAAAGAAAAATACAACTACTCTTCGCATACGAGCAATAGTTTCATATAGTTCGCAGAAAAACGTTACTTCATCTTTAAGATAACCATGATGGCTTTCATCCATAGAGATAAATTCATCAAAGCAGATTTTGTTGACAAGTGGGAGTTCTTCGGATTTAGCCGATGAAATATATCTGGTCTGACCAGCAAGTTTACCATCTATATAATAAGCGCCTTCAGGAGTTCCCTTTAACTCATGGTCAGGAAATTCATGAGCGACTGCCGCCCAGAAATTCTCCTTGGCTTTCTTATTCATCTCAGTTTTGTAGCGGCGAATATAAATAAATTGGTTCCCATTTTTGATAAAATCTTCAGCAGCCCATTTCTTAAAGCCATAAGTTTTACCACAACCACGAGAACCAACTACAAAATTAAAGAGCGCATTATAAGATAATGTGTTCTTTAAGTCCCACCACATTGACATTGTAATACACTCCTTTCATATTTAATATTAGCCGAGGACTCGACCATTATGCTTAGAGTTAGCGTTCTAATTAACTTAGATTGCGAACATCTTGTGCTGTCCTTTTGGATGGCGGAGTAGGAGAAATGACAAACCTATGTAACCATCAAACTAACAGGCGTGTTAGCGCGGCTGTTTCTCCGACTAATGTGTTTAAGAATACTGCTGCCGGTTAGGTACCGAGCTGTTGCCGTTTAGGTACCGAGCCTAACGGTTTTAAGAGTTCTGCTACACAATGTCGGATGTGGTGGTAGAAATGGGCACAACCCCATTAACGTCCAATGACCAGTTTTCCGTTACTCTTAAAGAGTTCTACCATGTTAAGGGTGGCGAAAGGAATTGAGCTAGCAGTCACGCAAACCTATCCGTAACGCTTCACGCGCCTGACCACGGCTTAGGAGCATCAATCGTGCCTTTC